GTTGCAAACATAAGTAATACTTCATCATTTCTTAAAGCAAAACCTTTAAACTCATTTAATAACGACGGCCCAATAAATATATAATCATAAAATACATATCCTATATCATACATAATACAGTTTTCTCTTACGATAGTTTTTACTGTTTCAATCGTAGGATTTGGCATTTTAACTAATATTAAATTATTAACATACTTCTCCATTAAATGAATAGCTTGAGTAATTACGCTACGCTCTCTGTCTGAAAAATCAGCATACTTAAATCTGCTTCTACTAATATCAGTTAAATAAGCAAGAATCATTAATCTTACTTCTTTAAATCTCTGTTCTGTAACAATAAATAAAACTTTTTCACTATTTCCTTTTTGTTCCCATTCACAGGTTGTACTATTATATCTAAAAGGATATGCTAAATAACAAGCATCTGCAACGGCATTAGATGTTTTACCCACACCGCTGGCTGCGCTTCGTATAGTTAAAGTTCCTTTCTTTGCTCCATCTATAACTTGGTTATATATAGCTCCCTGAACTGGCATACCTATCTCATACGCTGCGCCAAGTTCATCAACCAATTCTTCCATTCCTTCTGCGGCTGATTCGATTTCTATTTCATCTGTTGTTTCATACTGAGATTCAACACCTAATAATTTTTTTCTAACTGTATCAGTTATCTTTTTTGGTGTTAAAGAATTAAACTGTTCATTTATTTCTTCACACTTAGGATTTGTTAAGTCTTCACAATAAAATTCATCAGTATCAAAACCTTGCTTTTTTAAATCCTTTAGCAAATTAAACATCTTAAAACGATTATAATAGAAATCAAAATTATCTACCTCAGATAATTCTATTATATCTTGAAGATATTCAATTCCATTTTTATCTTTAAAAGCTTTTGCCGATACCTGATCTGGTTCAATAAAATTTTCTATATCAATCGGTTGAATCTTCGTGGCGCCGTTTCGATATAATCCATTAATCGCCATAAAAATCGAACGCTCAAACCTTGTAGGAAAATTAGTTAGATCAAAAGAATATTTATCTATCTGACTTAACAATTGAGGCTTCTTCATCAAACAACCAAGTATTTGTTGAATATCTCTTTTGTCAATCACTCTTCATCCTCCAAATCATCTAAAACACTAAAATCGGTTTTATATTTTTTCTTTTTTGGATTTTGTTTTTTAATTTTAATTTTAGTTCTTGCAGCGGCCTCGCGCATTTGACGCTCGATTTCTGCAACAGTTCCTGCACTTCGTCTTTCTCTATTTGCCCAATAAGTACAAGACTCCGTATAAATAAAAGGAACAATTCCTATACCGCCATGTCCTTTATCCCAACTATTATTTTTAATATCATAAAAATATTTTAATGCAAAGAAAATACCCTTATTTGTCATATTATCTTTGACAAATTTATTTCTTTGCGCTTCGCACATATGATAATCATACGAAACTTTTAAATCTCTTGCAATATAATCATATATATAATCTATATACTCTTCATCTGTTGCAGGAGTAGAATGTTTCCAACTTTCATAACATTTCTTATGATAATACCAATTTTTTGATGGCATAATCCAATTATCGCTTTCTTTATCAATTGGTTCGCCACATACTCTACATTTCGCCATATAAAACTCCTTTCTATTCTTTATTATATTATAACATAAAAATAAAATTTTGTCAAATTTAAAAGACGTATCTAAAAGATACGTCTTTATATATTATTTATTTCATTTCTCTCATATCTAATAAAACTAAATAGAAAAGGTCTTTCTGGTCTTCAGTAATTTCTGACAGTTTAATTTTTCTGCCAAAAATCATTTCAACTTTCTTTAAAATTTTATCAGCATTACTTTCATCCGCACCAACTAAGGCTGTCCATAATTCAGAGGCTTCTTGTCTGATTTCATCGAAATTTAATTCCTCTTCAACCTTAGATTCAAGTTTATCTACAACCGTCGCGCCATCAACATCACGCTGTTTATCAATTGCATCATTAATTGCTTGCACAAGTTCCTCATATCCCAATTTAATCTTAGGAACTAAATATGGGAATCTACTACCTGCCATTACAGTAGGTGTTTGTCTAGTATAAAGCCATCTCTGACTATTACCATTCTCATCCCATTCAGTAGCAATATAACCGATAATATCTACAATCTGATTAACAACTTCGTAACATCTCTTAGGCATACTCGGCGCAAGAATTTCAATTTCACTATCATCTGCTAGCTTTTCTTTCCTTGTTTCAATATGACTAATAAGCACAAGACCATATCCAAGCATAGTAATTTTTCTTAAACAAGTTTCAAACTCTTTTTTAGTAAGGGTCCATCCCTGTCCCCAAGGAATATCACGAATTGACTGAACACCGTTCTGGGCGCACACGAATTGCTCACACATTTCATAAGCAATAGTCGTAGTATCAATTGTAATTGTATCATACATTTCACGAGCTTCGGGTTTTTCTAATTGCTTCAATACTTGACGAAATTCTGTCCACTTATTAATATCAACAGCTTTAATTCCATCAATAGCATTATAACCTTTTTCAAAAGCAATTAAAAGATTTTTAGGAAAACGGGAAGCCAAAGTGGTCTTCCCGGTTTTCGGCTTACCATAAAGTAAGATATATTTTCCTTTTAAATCTCTTGAGATAACCGTAGGCTCAATATTTAAAATATCAATCATATGAGCCTACCTCCTATTAAAATCCAAGATCGCTAAATCCGTTATTTGAAGTCTTCGGCGGTGTCTGTTTCGCGGCCGCTCTCGACATATCCTTATTCTTCTGGGCTTCCAGTCTCAGCTTTCTGTCAGCAAGAGCATCCTGAATGTCCTTGTTGTCATAAGCAAAATCACCCTCAAGCGGCTCCTGCGAACCACCTGTAATAATAAGGTCACTCCTATTAATTGTTCTTGTCTTTTCAATAGGCTCACCAAAATCGACTTCTTCGATAATGGTTTCTGTAGTTGCAGAAAAATCAAGACGACCATTGGCTTTAACAGTATCACCAACATTCCAGAATGTAGAAACTGCATCAATAACTCCGGCGCTCTGTGCGTACATCGGAATAACATCAACCTTTCCACCATACTGAGGAAGAATCGCATCAATTCTGTATCTTCCTGTTGGTTCTCCGTTTCTATCAATTTCTTCTGCCTTGTTTGCTACAACAAATTCAGCAGTATAAGTTGCCTCTGGCTTACAATCATTCTTGTTAATTCTGGTCACAAAAGATGCATTAATTCTCGGGAAAGAAATAAGTCTTCCATCCTGGCTATAATATTCGTTCATATGCACATTACCACTAGTAATACGAACTCTATCAGCACCGTCCTCTCCATTTTCAGACGCTGCAATACTAACATATTCATCCATTACCTTCTTAATAGATTCATATGCTGGATTCGGAGTTCCTTTATTAGTAAGTTTCGATGCAAACATATGAACAGGAATTGCAAGCTCTTTCTCTTCCCCACTGATCTTCTGGGTTACTTTAACAATAATGTGGCCTCCGATTGACTCCATAGTCTGACCATTCTTATTAAAATGACCTGGCTTAATATCAATCTCAGCAAGAATACCTTCTACTTTACATCTGTTTTCTGCTTGTCTTAACATTTATTTTTCTCCTGTTTTGTTTGTTTGTTTCTGTTTGTTTAAAATGATAAAAGTGGAGGGATAAACCCTCCAATAAATGATTAATTACTCGTCTTCGCTCGGAACGAAAGTCTTACCTTCCTCAGTAAGAACAACATAAGTAATCGGCTTCTCTGCGCCTTCTACCTCAACCTTTTCTCTTGCAGCAAGTTTCTTCTTTGTCAGATCGGTAACGTTAGCACCAACGGATCTTTCTGTTCTATCAAGAGCTGTTGCCAGTTCCGGAATGGAAACCTTACCACCATTTGCCTTAACATACTCAAATACTTCATTGGACTTTTCTGTCAGCTTCATAATTTTTTTCTCCTTTTGTTTAATAATTTAGTTTAGTTTAATTTTATTGAAAGTTTTTTCTCTCAACTTTCTATATATATTATATATTAAATTTTATTAAAACTCAAATTTTAATAGCTCTTTTTTCTTAAAAAATTGTCATTCCAATAACGCTTGTACTATCAGTAATTTTAATTGTTTTTGTACCTTGCGCGCCTTTACTTAAAAGATTAACATCGGATAGTTTAATTTTAATTTGAGTTTTATTTGCAACAACTATAACTTCTGTTTCTGTGCTAATTGGTAAGAAAGAAACTAATTCATCAGTATTATCTTTTAACTTATGGATTTTACCGCCTTTAACTCCTCTATTAGTTACAGAGAAATCACTTATTGGAGTTCGTTTAGTATAACCCATTTTACTAATACTAATAATTTCTTTAGTATTATTTGGAATTTCTTTTGCAGATACTAATCGATCTCCTTCATTTAATTTAATCCCTTTTACTCCTTTAGCGACACGACCAATAGAACGTACATCTTTGGTTTCACAAATTACGAACTGGCCGCGCGCAGTAAGCATACCAACACGACTATCATTCGTTACAGCTACAGAGCATATTTCATCATTTGTTTCTAAGGTTAGAGCCTTTGCACCTGTCTGTCTTGTAACATTATATTCGCTTAGTTTGCTCTTCTTCATAAATCCATGCTTTGTAAAAAAGATAATATTGTTTTCATTGTTTTTGAGAGTTTCTTTATCGACAACTCTCATATAACAAACTTCTTCTTCACTACTCATAGCACAAACTGATTCAACTGGAACTACTTCACCAGTTGGAATATCAGCAAGTTTAGAATGGTAATAATTTCCGCTTTTTGTAAAGAAAAGAATTATACTTTTATTATCTCCATTTTGAGTAGAGATAATAAATTCTCCCTTATTCATTTTAAATTTTTTACCTACGCCGCCTCGACTTTGAGAATAAAGTGAGGATACTTCATGGACGTAGATGTTATTTAAATTGGATAGGTTGATAGATAGTTTACGTAATTCTTTTGGTTCATCGTCCTCATTTTCTATATTTAGAATTTGAGTACGTCTACTATCACCAAATTTTTTTGAAACTTCATTCCATCCATTTATTAATTGTTCATTGAATTTGTCTTCATTATTAAGAATAGCTCGGAGTTCTTCAATTTCAGATTCAAGTTTTTTCTTTTCATTTTCAATTTTTTCTACTTCTAAATGAGCAAGTCTTGATAGCTTTAAATCCAATACTGCCTTTGCCTGCGCGCCATCTAAAAGAAACTTCTCTTGTAGTGACTTACTCGCCGCAGCGGTAGTAGCTGATTTCTTAATTACTTGTACTACTTCATCAATAGAAGCTAAACAAATTAATAAACCATCTAAAATATGAACTCTTGCTAACTTTTTATTAAGTTCAAATTCAAAACCTCGTCTATATACTACTTTCTCATGGTCAATATGAGATTGTAATAGTTCTTTCCAACCAAACACCTTTGGAAAACGACCATTCTCTAACATGGTCATATTAATTCCATAGTAGGATTGAAGTGAGGTATTTTTATATAAAAACTTTAATAAACGGTCTGGATTAGCGTTTCTTTTAAGATAAATTTTTATATTTGGAGAAGAACCAGTTAAGTCATTAAACCTTTCAATACCTGGATTCTCATCTCCATTTAAAATTTCTTCAAGCTCTCTACATATTGTATTTGTATATACACTATATGGAATTTCTTTAACGATAAAACAGCGCTCATATTTGTTATATTCAATTACTGATCGTAACTTACATGAACATCCATATCCAGTTTTTAATCCTTGCTTGATTTCATTTTCATTTAATAATACTGCGCCCGTAGCAAAGTCTGGAGCGCAATATATCTCTTCAAATGAAGCATCAGGATTTTTTAAAAGATAGATTAAAGCATTATTAACTTCTTGTAAATTGAACTGTGGGATTGAAGAAGCAGCACCAACTCCAATACCCATAGTTCCATTTACTATATTAAAAAACCCCTTCGTTGGTAGTACAACTGGATACTGTTCTGTATCGTCGTAGTTATCTCTCCATTCTTCAATTGTATCTTTATCAATATCTTTAAATAAATATTCTGATAAAGCAGATAATCGCGCGGAAGTGTAACGTGGTGCCGACCAGTTGCCAGATTCCATTAGATTGCCATACGAACCTTCTACTTCAATAAGAGGATAACGCATAGCAAATGGCTGGCCCGCTCGCATTATAACTCCTTCACAACTTGAATCGCCATGTATATACATACGCATAGCAGAACCAATACCTTTTAAGGTTTTCTTAAAAGGTTTGGAATGAAGAAATTTATCTGTATAAAGACAATAGAAAATTTGACGAGCAGATGGTTTAAGACAATCACGTACATCAACTAATGCACGAGACTGTAATACTGCTCCTGCATATTGTTGAAAGCTATCTTCTATGATTGGTCTTAAATTACTCATTTATTAATACTCCATC